GTCCACGATCTCGATGATCGAATCCTTGACGCTGTACCCGACAACGTCGCACGTCCCTGCCAATTGCAACTGCATTGTGTCCAGCACCGTCCCGTGCTGCTCTACCAGGACTCGGCCTAAGTCTTTCTCCAGGCGCTGTATGGTGTCCAAATGTAGCTGCGCGAACTCCGCATTCTGCTCGGTGATGCGGATACCCTCCACTAGCTTACCGATGTAGTTCTTCGGGTCATCCTCTGTCTGCCAGCAGGTTTCGGCCAGCGCGTGGATGGCAGTGCCAATTTGCGCGGCCTCACCTGATGGCGACTCAGGGATGCCGACTGACAGGTGGACACTGGCAGGGCAAGCCATCCAACGTGACGCTGCACTCGGCCTTAGTTTGATGCGTTCCATTTTTCGCGCTCTCTTTCGTGTTCGTTGCTGATGATTGCGTAGGCTTGTTTGCGTACTTCGTTGGTGACTGCGTGACCTAAGTCCTCGGGGTCTAGCAGGCGCTTAAGCAGCACCGTCTTTTCTCTGGACGATTCACGCTCTTTCTCTAGCTGAGTCCCCAGCCAGATGATGTGCTCTCGCATGGTTTTGAGTTGGTCAAGCATGGCGGGTGATGTACCAGTAAGCAATCAGGGCAGCATCTGCGCGGCCATCATCCTTCGCACGCTTGAACAATTCAGCGCGTGTAGGGAACAGTTCCATCGCCCTCATACGCGACGCATCCTTGCCCGCAGCGCGGCCTACAGCCTTCGTCCAGGTGGCAGGGGTGACATAGGTGCTTGGGAACTGCATAGCGGCCACAACGCCCTCTATGATGCCTGCGCTGCGCCCAAAGTTAAACATACTACTGACACCCTGACCAGGCATCGCGCCAACCTTCTCAATGACAACGTGCGCTTCATTTCTCGGATACCAACCATCTAATATGTCCACCAAGGTCACCGCTGAAATGTGGCTCTTCATGGTCTTTCCTGATGCTATCTTGAGCGTGGGCATATCCACTACACAGTCCAGCACTCCATCCTCAAAGAATGCAATGGCTCCGCTAATGCCTGGGTCAATTCCGATGACAAAACTCATTGCTCACGCTCCTTCTGTAGCGCCAGCAACCTGGCTTCCACCAAAGCGTCGCAAGCCTCTTGCAGCTTGATTACGGCGCTGTACAAGGGAATCACCTTACCGGTAGACCAGCGCGAGACCTGGGCCTTGTCAATGCCTGCCGCGTAGGCGACATCGCTCAGAGTGAAACCGGACCGTTCCGCTTTCTCGCGGATGGCCCTGATGGCAGATTGTGTAGTCGTTTCCATGATTAGATTATCATCTCCTTGTTGATGCATTCTACACCGAAATGTCTAGGTGTTTTCCCTAATGCAATTCGCAACTGATGTTTGTGATGTAGTAGTCAACAGATATATGATGCGACTGTCATCAACAACAGGAGAACGTAATGAAACTCACAGACCGACAACGCAGCCAGCTTAAAGCTGCTGCTATCTTCGGAGGCGACCACGTTAGCAAGGTCGTTGCCGCCTTGCAGCTAGAGAATCCCGAGGCGTTTTGGCAGGAGCATGAACTGCATCAACGCAACTTCTGGCATGAGCCAATGAGTTACGGGTTCACCGTCCCGCACCGTTCATTTGTGCATCGGTATGTGCCTGGCCGTAAAAGCGAGTACGGTTTGGAGCAGCGTCAGATCATGGCGCAGAATCATTACCTCACCATCACCCGTCAAATTGGAGTTGGAGCATGAAAAAACTTGTACTTGACGCTGCACTCTCTGCAGTAATCCTCGCCAGCTTGGCCTATGTCCTAACTCAATGGTGGTTCGCATGATGAATCCTTTAGAAATCGAAATCAAGAAGACTGTGTTCGCGCACCTCCCAGCGGTTGGCGACCTTGGCATCCTGTCCCGTGGTGACCTTGCTACCGTTTTGCATACCGCCTGCACAGAGGCTGCCCTGGCAGGCTGGGCGCGTGGTACTGAAGCTGCCCAGAAGCGCGTAGACGCCGAGATGGCAACGCTGCGCCAGGAGTTGAAAGCTGCTCAGACCGAGTTGGCGTATGCCAAAGCTAACTAGCTTGATTGTGCTGGCGCTGTGCGCCTTGCTGTTCGTGTTTGATTCACCGGAGTACCAACAATGGATAACGATGATGATGAAATAGAGTCCTGGGCCAGTATGGCCTTGGGATTGATAGCTTGGGCTTTCTTTGTGATCGGCCTAGTCGCAGTAGTGGTTTCCATTTGCATGGCATGGGGCTACTACACATATGAACCCAAATGCGGCACTGTCGCCGCGCTGTTTACCCAGGAGTGCAAGTTACCATGATCCACATCATCTACATACCCGTCCTGTTCGTTTGCATGAACGGTAATTGCGAGTTCATGCAGGCGCAGATCACATACAAGTCGGAACAGCAATGCCGAGCCGTGGTAGACGCTCAGAAAGAAAATCTGCAAAAGATGGCGCTCAAAGGTGGTCAGATGGTCACCCAGATCGAGGGTACTTGCATCACGCTAAAAAGTGGGATGCTATGACCGGATTTGATTCAAAACGCGAGATGGCCGCAAAGGAACTGGTGGAAGCACAGCGTAGCAAGCTTGAAGCTGAGAGCGCATTGGACTACGCCTACAGCATGGTTGATTACAACAACCAGCGAATCGAACGACTACGGACACGGCTGAACGAACTGCAAGGAGAGCAAGCGTGAAGTACCGCAAAAAGCCCGTGGTCATTGAGGCCACGCAATGGTTCAAGCACGGCGACCATCCTGCTGTTGAGGAATCTTTGGCAAATGACCAATTCGGATGGATTGACACGCTTGAGGGCGGTCACATAGTTAGCCCCGGCGACTACATCATCACTGGCGTGAAAGGTGAACACTACCCGTGCAAGCCTGACATCTTTGAACTGACCTACGAACCTGTGGAGCAAGCATGAACATCAGAGAACTTGCTGACCAAGCAGATTTATCTGCGCCGTGGAACCCACTTAGTTTTTTGAAAGAATTGCAATTGAAAAAGTTCGCTGAGTTGGTAGCCGCGCATGAGCGTGAAGAGTGCGCCAAGTTATGCGAGAAGCAGATAGAAAAAGAAAACCTCTTAAAAACTGGCGATGACCAAACACTAAGCAATCTGCTTATTGGTCACAGAGTGACAGCGCATATGACTGATGCAAGACTTATCAGAGCAAGGGGCAAAGCATGACCAATGTAACGCTACTGGAAATCCCATCCGCAAATCAGCAGGCCATAGGCAAAGACTTGATGGACGAACTCAGAGAAGTCATCAATGCGCCCAAGTATGACCACATGACGGTGGCAACGGTGATGGGTGTGCTTGAGATGGTAAAGCTGCATTACTGGACTCAATCAATGGAGGATGACAAATGAACAATGACGATGACGACAGCGGCGGGGACTTCTTCTTTGACTTGATGAAGACCCTCATTGCCTTGTTTGTTTTTATCCTGTTCATCCTTGTGATGGGCAGCTTTGTATGGGGGCTGATAGCATGAGAGTACTACGCAGAACAGGCGATGATTTGAAGTGGAACGCCAAGCTGGTGTCAGAGTATGACGAAGATGACAAGCACCACAAGGATGCAATGGCTGCATTTGCGGACGACATTCTTGACCTGACTGGCACGCGCAATTACTACCTTGACCGCGAGACCCTGCTGAAGATGTACGACATGTACATGGACTACAAACCATCAACGCCTATGTGGGAACAAGAGCAACAGGCACTGTACGACAAACTGAGGAGAGAAACATGACACCTGAAGAACGTGAAAAAGCCATTAAGCGCAAGCCATGGAAGTTTTGCCGCAAGTGCAAGTGCGACATCAAGTCGCCAACGGGATATTGCTATGACTGTTACAAGGGTCATAACTTTACCGCCAGCCCATACGGGCTAATCAACGCAAACAAAGCGTTTAAGTTTGTACCTTCGGAGCAAAGATGATGACAGTATCTCTATACAACTGTGGACATTGCAAGCTGCCCCAATTAGTAGGCCAACGATGCCACTGCCGAACACCTGAAGACGAAGCGTTCGATGACCTTGCCAAGCGGCAGGGCGATTGGGGCGGTGGCTTTCCCGCTAAGAGAGCAATGGCTGCGGACAAGTTGCAGGAGTTGCCATCAGAATGGGCTGGCATAAAGGCAATATTGGATGAATACGGATTGCAAGCCATTGACTTTGTGGCTGATTTCAAAGCATCCTTGGCACAGCCCGCGCAGGAGCCTGTGGCGCACTTATGGGAATGTCTTGGCAGATGGTCTGCATACCTTGTTGAAAATGGAAAGCAAGCAGACTGTGCGCCTCCATCATGGCTTGTTGAGGCGATAAATAAGGCCACCACCCCACCACAGCGCGAGTGGGTAGGGCTGACGGATGAGGAAATACACAGGAAAACAATCCTTGCTGGTTTTAACCCTGAGTGGAATGTTGAAATTGGATTGGTGCTAAGTATTGTTCGCAACTTAGAAGCCAAACTCAAGGAGCGCAATCATGGAACGTGAAGCATTGAAGCTGGCGCTTGATGGCATCACAAAAGTACCAACATTGACGCATGGGTTGCTGGTTAAGTTAGCTGATATTGAAGCTGTCATTGATAAAACATTGGCACAGCCAGCGCAGGAGCCTACATCCGGTGACTACGCTTTGGGGTACGCAGAGGGTTTTAATGATGCCTGCAAGAAGCCAGCGCAAGAGCCTGTGGCGTTTAATGAATTTTTAGAATCGGAAGATTTTTACAATCTGATGCAGACATATCGGCACTTTCAAACTGACGCAGTAAAGCCGTTTGAAGCCGTAAAAGACGCTTTACGCGCTGCATACAACATAGGAGCCAATCCATGATCTGCCCACAATGCAAAGCCTGGACCCGCGTGCTGGAGACCAGGCATAAGTACGACAATGAAACCTACCGCCGCTATGAGTGCGCCAATGGCCACCGATTCTCAACGATGGAAAGAGTGAAAGTAGAACGTGCAACCAACCCGACTAAAGCAGATTGAGCAGGCGCTCAAGAAACCGATGACGTGCAAGGAGTTGGCCGCAGCCGTGTTCCTGTCACCGCGTGCAGTTGAGAACAACATGAAGAGGATGCATGAGCGCGGCCAGGTCCACGTCGCAGGCTGGGAGCGCACTGGCGGCACTATCGCTCGCGTCTATAAGTTGGGCAAAGGCACTGACGTGCCAAGGCCACCAGCATTGACAGGGTATGAGCGCGTCAAGCGTGTGCGTGACAAAGAGTCACCGGATAAAAGAGACTTCCGGCTGGCGCGTGATCGTGCCAATCGCCGGAAGATTAAGGTGCATCCGCTGATGGCGGCTTTTTACTCAATACCCAAGTAAACCAGCCGCAGCAGGGTACATATCGCCACCAAAAGCGCCACCTGGCTGGTTCAATTGCGTGTTCACCAACCCAAGGCTTTGCAGATATTGCATCATAGGATCAACAGGAGCACTCATGTAGTTGAACAGTGGGTCCATAGTGTTCCCGTACAGTCTCTGCATTGTTGGAGATAGATAGGCTTTGGTTGCCAGCGCTGGCGTACCAAGAGCCAGCGCAGTGCCAAGGATAGGCTCTCCAGTCAGTGCAGTGCCACCAGCCATAGCAGCGCCTACCTTGGCAGGCATTGAGGTCAGCAGGCCCATCATTCCTGTTCGCTCTGCTGTTCCAGATGTAGGAACCTTAGACTTTAACGCTGACTGAGCCACTTGCGCCAAGTTTGTCAAAGTTGTCGCACTCTCAGGTCCAAGAATCTGCGGGAGTGTAGTTGGAGATGCTTTGACATCTTTGATTAGGTTTCTGCCGAACTTGGTGATGTCCATCTCGCCAGTTGGGAACATGGAATTGAGTTGGATATCAGCCAATACTGCCTGCGCCAGTGACTGTTTCTCAGCATCAGTCATCAATGGCAAGACCTTGTTTGCCAGGCTATCCTGATTCGCAAGGATGTAATTAACTGCCGTCTTATCGCCAGCAGCTTTCACCCTGTCGTTCAAGTCTTTTGCAGAACCGTAAGAACTGCGCAAGTTTTTCAGTTTAGTGACCTGGTCATCCATTCCAGCGATCTTGAATGTCTGATCTCTTGCATCATCGAGTGCATCACGCAATGACCTAAAGGCAGTACCTATCTTTGTACCTTTGTTTGTAAACGCCAAGTCGCTGAACAGTTGGCGCTGGTCCTGGTAATCTCCTCCAGGAAGTGACCCTCTTTGCTGGTAACCCAAATACTCATACTCAGGAATTCCACTGTCTACCAGTTGCTTTCTAACGCTGGCCTGAGTTGCTTTGTAATTTGGGCTTAGTGGAGTCAATCCAGCATTGCTAAGTGCAGTGTCTACCTTCAATTTCAGTTCTTCATTTGGCTTTCCAAAATAGAACTGCTCAAAACTCTCAAACAACGGGTCCTTCCGCATAGCAGGAGGTATCGATGCTAGAAGTTGTCGCGCCTTAAGAATGGACTGCTCAAAATTTGGTACTTGCTTTAGGTCGATATCAGTCTGCGAGGCGACCTGGCGAATTTGACTTCCGATGGTGTCAACATTCCGCGCAGCCGCTGACTTCACAGCACTGGCTCCAGAAGAGAAAGCAGCATCAGGTTGTGATGGCATCCCACCAAACAGGTCAGCGACCTTGCTGATTATTCCCTGCGCGTAGTCCGACTGCTTGCCATAACGTTTAGTGAACTGACCAGAAGAAAATGGAATAGTTCCAGCAGTAGCCTCAAAGATTTGCGCTGTCTTGCTTGTTCCGGCCTGGCCTGGTGTCAACGCAGTCTCACCCGTGAATCCGAGTTTCTTTGCCTTTGCTGCTATCTCAGCAGCGCGTACATCTGCATTGGTTTGGGTAGGGGCTTGTCTTTGCCGCATTCCTGCTGCTCCCACACCAGTTGCTGCGGCCATAGATGCAAGTGTCGATGCAACTGGTCCATAGCCTTGTGCAAGTTCTGCAGCAGTCTGCCCAGCAGCAGCAGCAGGCACTGATGTCACCATCTGCGCAACTGGGCGCTCTGCCATCTGAGTGCTGATTGCACGCGCTAGTGGTGCAGTAGCAGTCTTTGCTAATGTCTGCAAACCACCTAGCTGAGATGCTGTACTACCAAGTGCGCCAAGGCCAGTTTGCAATGCACGCTGACCTGTAGTCTCTGCTTGTGGAACTCCCAACTGCGTCAGCAAGTCTTGTGCGGCTTGTGATGGCATTGTCATGCGACCGTATCTGCCACCAGTAATTTTTTCAGTGCCAGCAGTGGCCGTGTTTATCAGTGCTGTCAGTGCGTCAGCGGCTGGCAGGGCCAACCCGCCCGCCAGCATACCTACAGGGCCGAATGGAGCGCCCATTGCAGCACCGAGTAGTGGTGGAGCCATGCCACGTACCGCTGCTCCTGCATAGCTTCCTTGCGGTTGTGGTACTTGCTGCTGTACAGCTTGCGGCCTTACCATGGTGAGCACTTGCGCCGCTGCACCATCACCATACACCTCATCAAATTGAGGCGCAAGGTTAGGATTCTGAGAAAGAAGATAGATATCTTTTGTCGTTGGTTTCTTATCTGCCATGATTATCTCCCGAATGGATTAGACGGCACATACTGGAATCCTTTAAGACTCTTGTTGTTTGCATAGAAGTAATTCTCTTGCTGCTGCGCAAAGTCTTTTTGCTTGATAGCCAAGTTTTGAATGTCTTTGAGTGCTGTTACTTTAGATTCTGCTGATACTCTTGGGTTAGCTAAATCACCAACTGCCTTGTCGTATCGTTTTGCGTCAGCATCTGATGTAGGACCACTAAATTTAGGAGTCTTCAAAGCCAACTGCTGCGAGAGTTGAGTTAGCCTATCATTTGCCTCTTTAGCTTCTGTTGAGAACCCTACTGCTCCAATCAGCCCCTTAACACCAGATTCAACAACACCACTGTATGCTTTGGAGATCAATGGCAATGCCGTTGCAGCAATAGATGCGCTATCTTCAGCAGATTTAGCCGCAGAAGCAATACTCTGGACTGTATCAAAATCCTTCTTCTGGATATACGATAGTTGCTCTGGTCTATTAGCTTCCTGCTCTCTACGCAAGTCCAAGGCTTGCTGTGCAATTTGAGCAGTCAATCGTCTACCTTCAGCAGATTGGTCGAGACCCTGCTGTCGTAATGCAGCCAGTTGTGCTCTATTTGCTTCTAGTCCAGCTTGAGTTTGCGCGAACTGTGCAGCTTGTTGTGCTCTATTCGCTTCTCTATCAGCGGCAGCCTGTGCAGCCTGTGCAGCAACTTGCGCTCTTTGTCCTTCTATCCCAGCTTGAGTTTGTTGGAACTGCTGAGAGGACTGCAGTCTCTCGCCAATTTGCCGGACTCTCTCGTCAGCCTTTTCTGGATCCATCTGACCGGACGAATAGCTTTTCTCGTATTGCTGCGCTATCTTTTTAATGCTATCTGGGACTGTTGGATCAGACGTAAACACACTAAATGGATTCTCTTGGGCCACACCAGTGCCAGTGAAACCGGCCCTGCGCAACTCAGGAACCAACTTAGCAATCTGCGAAAGACTCTCCAGCGGGTTCTTAGACAGCATCGCCAGGACTTGCAGCTTATTGGGGTCAATAGTCAACTGTCGTGATGCAGGAGTAACCTCTGCACCAGGCATGATGTTGCCCTCGTCATCCATTACAACTCGTGCAGGGATGCCATTGATGGTCATCTGCTCTGGAGTCAATGTGCTCTTAAATGCTTGCGGCAACAATTCCCGCATTTGTCTTGCTCTCAGAGTTTCCTCATCTTGAAGTTCTTTAACGCGCTTGGATTCATCCATCCTGCGCTTCATCTCCAGACTCTGGAACATATTCTGCTGCGCTGCCTGATAACCCTGCTGGCCTGCACCATAAGCCTGCCCGATAGCCTGACCGAGTCCGATAGGAGTGCGGCTTGGTCCTGATGCCGCAAGCAGTTGCATGGCCGCTGCCATTACGCCATGGTTCTGCATCTGCGATCTTTGCTCTGGCGTCATGTACTCGTCCAGCGCGGATGCACCGCCAAACATATCACCCAGCAAACCGAGTGTGCGCTGTGGTGCTGCTCCTTGCGCTGCAGCCTCTGATGCAGTACCAGCACGATAATTTGGATTGTCCTGCGCCATCATATCCACAACGTCAACATTTTGCGCAGTTGTCTGCTGTGATCCACCAGGCATAAACCCTAGTTCGTTTGGCGTTTTAAATCTTGCACCAGCAGCAGCAATTTGGCCTTCTTCTGTCTGGCTAGGAAGAGGCTGCATCTCGCTTGTGTCAATCAGTCCCGCGCTAGGAGTAAATCCCATGCCAGGCACATTTGGATACAGGTTAGCGCCTAGAGGATCACGTCGCTTCTGATAGAAGATGTCAGGACCCTTCCGCGAAACGTACTGCGGATTAGACATTTGATCGACATAGACAGGTTGACCAGGCATACCCGTGATCTCTGGACGGTTCATTCGTGCCAGAATGTCTTGAATCTTAGGACGATATGGCTGGTTAAATCTGCCTACACCGAGTCCGCTACCGAGATAATATTGGGTTGGGTCAAATTGAGTTGCCATCTTGTTCCCCTTATCCAAAGTATCCAAGCAGACCACCGATGGCAGCGCCCCACGGGCTTCCACCACCCAACTGGTAACCAGCAGCAGCACCACCCAAAGCGCTAGCAGTCTGGTTCCTATAGTACGGCTGCGTCTGGGTCATCCCGAGATTCGGTAATTGCGTGCTGAGTCCACCGGACGCAATCTGTAGCTTCTCCAGGCCAATGTTGCGCAGGGCATCCAACTGAGCCTGCTCCAACTGCTGACGCGCACCGCCCAGGCCCATCACCGCCTGGCCGCCAGCAATGTTCGCACCCTTCGCGTACTGAGCCAACTGAGCAGCTTGGCCGTAACCCTGTGCGCGTAACTGCGCAGCTGTATCAGCGGCCTGCTTGATGGCTGCTGCATTCGTGAGTGACTCTGCAACTCCTTGGCGTGATCCACCAAAGGCGCGTGCAGCAGTAGCCGCCTGCCGGTCCTTGAGTCGCTGAACGTCCAGTGCGCCACCAACATCAGCCAGTGAACGCTGAACCACCTCGTTCTCGTAGGGGTTCATAAACTGCTGGATAGATGCGCCCGTGAATGGTGTCAGAGCCTCATTCGTTACTTGCTGTTCACCAGCCGTATATAGATGATTGAACCCTGCAAATTGTCGTGCCGGTAATGCACCAGCAACGCTCTGAGCCTGCTGAATGTTGCGGAGATAGGCCGCCTTCAGATCAGGGTCAATCGCTGTGGTGCTAGTTGTACTTCCGGGTGCGCCGCCTTTAGACATATCGTTTCTCCTTACATTTCGAGCAAGCCGCGTAGCTTGCCCTTTGAAATCTTGCCCGAGTTAATGGCATTCATCAACTCGATACCGTACTTCTTTACCGCCTTGTCGTTGATGACGTACTCGCCATCCTTCAAGGCGCCATAACCGTCATCTGGTCCTGCTGGATTCGGACCTTGCAAGTGCTGCATAGAGACGTGACCGCCTTGCGCCCATCCTCCACCTTCACCGCCACCAGAACGCGACCAACCGTAGTTCCCAGCGTTTGCGTTTGAGTAACCACCACCGCTTTCACCACCTCCTCCACCGCCTTCATGGCTGTAATTGCTGGTGTCACCTTGCGCTGCTGCTTGTGCAGCGGCTGCTGCGCTTGCTTGTGCGGCTTCGGCATCTGCTCTATCTTGAGCCATCTGCCTATTTAATGTTTCACCAGCGGATATTCCTGGTCCAAATTGGTCAGGTCCATATTGACTAGAAAAATCACCAGTACTTGTAGAAAATGTAACTCCGGAATCTGCTGTTGGAGTTTCCCCTGAACTTAAAAAGCCACCAGTAGGCGCTGCATAGTTTCTTCCTTCATGGCTGTAGTTAGGGTCTACATTTCGTGCCAAATAATTACCATACCAACCAGCAAGACCACCCAACAATGGTGAAATAAATGTAAGATTTTTTCCTGCCTGAGACCAGTTGTATGCCTGCTGGCTAGTAGGCTCTGACCATGTAGGACCTTCATCTGCCTGAGTCATGCGCCCACCACTACCCATAGCCATAGCTGGCTGCGCCATGATTTCCTCGTAGCGAGTGACTGGTGCTGCTGACGCTTGAGGCTGGGATACGTCATATCCGCCGGTGTAGGCTTGTGGGTAACCAAAGAACGAAAACGGCTGAGACTGCGCGTACTGCGCCATAATCTCTGCGTAACGGTTTCTTGTCGCCATCTACAACTCCTTACTAAGAATATGCCACTTAGGTGCATATCCTTCATCTGCCATAAACGTCCTTGCCCAACCCTTACGGCCAGCCAAGGTAACTCGCGTGCAACCAATCTGCTTACCCCAAGCCTCGATGTGTGGTCGCATCAGCCTGAGTTCATCTAGGTCGCCGCCAGCAAGAAAAAAGTGCAGATTCTTGAGTCGCGGGTAGACAATGATCTCTGTGATGACTGCGCTTTTAGTCCCAGGCCAAAGCTGAAACCTTCCTTCCTCTACACCCTGCGCAACATCTTCAAGGGTGTGAGTGCCTGCTGAGTATTCTAAGGCCGCTTGGATGTGTTGTGCCAGCCTCCAGAAATCCTCCATTACCGCTTCCCTGCCGTGGTGGCCTCCAGCCGCATCACGCCGACCCGCCAATCCTGCAAGACATTACCGGTTACCTTCATTTTGACTGACCGGCCTGAGAACCTAGCATCGGTCGGCTGCTTTGCGCTGAACGGACCATAGGTTGACTCTGCCGATGTCGGGTACAGCCTAGCCGTGAACGAAATAGCGACCTCTCCCAGAGTCTGCTCGTCAGGGATTACAGACCTAACGGCCATCACGTTGTCGCCGTTTCCTAGTTCAATCGGACCAGACTGCGCGTAAGGTGAAACCGAGTCGTAGGTGAATCCGATCTCGTGGTCGTAGATGTAACCGTCGGTGCTGACCATCATTGGGTTTGTGAAAACTGCTCTATCAGTTCCTGCGGTACGCGCCATCATGCCAATTGACCAGTGTCCTTCACGATAGTTGTAGGTGACATATGAATCATTCTCATTTGAAGAAAGAGACGGGTAGAACCAGGTCACCTCACCAAATTGAGAATTGTGGACTGCGTAGACTTTGGATGCCTGAGAGAAGTTGATATTGTTGAAAATGTAGTCACCGACATCGCACGTCATCGGCTTCACAAATCCATCGTAAGACCAGAATCCTGATTTCGACATCCACATCGCGGATGTGTCGATGGCCGCTACAGCCTGCGCTGAGATGACCCCGCACCCGCTGCCTACCTTCTCAAAACTGTAGACGTAGGGCAGGCCGATGTAGCTGGCGATGTGCGCATCCACGTCTGTGAACAAGATATTGACTCCACGCACACGTTTTCCGCACTTCAGCGAACCAACAGTAGCCACTTCAAAATCACCAGCTTGATTGGTAGCCGCAGCCGTCCAGGTTGTATTGTTCTCCTGGTCTGACCATTTCACCAGGCGCGGGTTACCCGATGCGCCCAGAGCAAACATGATGCGTTCGCTGGTGACCATTACAGCCGCGCAACTTGTCGGGGCATTGGTGATGGCAGCCGCCAACGTAGGCGTGGAGAATCCTAACTGCCACTCGTACAGTTTGCCGTCGGTGCTGCTGCATCCGACCAGGTACTCGCCCCATGTATCGAGACTCCATGTCGTGGCTGGCGTAGCAGCGCCAGTGTCAGGACGTTGCGTACCATATGCGTAGTACCCATAAGTTGCATTCCCGTAACCAGTTTTCACAACAGAGTCGGCTATTCCTGCTGTGAATCCTGTAGGAGTAATGTCTTTAAGCGTACCAGCCGCATTCATAACGTACAACTTTGAGTGCGTACCGGCTCCGATCCATCGATCACCACCGTTATCACGCCAAGTTATAAGACCTCGGCACATACCCGTCATCTGAGATGCGGAATGCTTTTGCCACCCGCCAATGGGTCGCAATGTATTTTCAAACCAGCGAACCAAGTTTGAGTCGTACCATCGGCCCATTGCCTGATACTCAGTGCCGTTTCGGTAAACGCCTGGAGGAATCTTGAGAGGGATGAGTGCCATGATTACATCGATAGGTTGGAGACAAACGACAGCGTGGCTACAGCGGACGCTGTGGATGGTCTAGTGGGTGACGTACCAGCAGCATATGCCGGTATAAATACTGATGTGCTGTCAGTTGACCACCATATCTCAATGTAGTCGTTTGCTGACAATGTCAGGTAGTAATTCCATCCGACAATGTTGTGATAAAACTCGGTTGCGCTTTTTCTTGCTGCTAGTCCAATTTGACCTGTTGATCCAGCAATGTCAGTGCCATTTTTCTTGAGCCAAATGCTCATGTCCTGCATAGAGTTGGCGTTGTTCTCTACCTGGACGCTAAATTGCAAGTTGTAGATTCCACTCTGATCCACTGTCAGCTTGGTGGTACTTGCTACTGTTACACCATTGCTGAAGTCTGTCGTGTTGAACTTGAGCGCAGTGGCCGTGTTGGCTGCTGCTGTCTGCGTCGTAGTGTCTTCAAACGCTCCATAAGGGACGTTTAGGTACTTACCACCACGCGGTCCAAATAACGCGCCCAGAGCGTTTGTGACGCGCTTGGCGTAGTTCCCGATGTTGCTGAGTGTCTGGCTGAAAAACAAGCGGTCATATACCTCGCCAGGGTTGCCTAGATTCGGCTGCGTTGGCGTTGTGATTTGGCTTGTTAGGTCTGTCATACGTTACGTTCAAAGTGCGGACAGTCTACCAATGAACGGAAGTTCCCGCCCCAACGATTTTTAGGGTGCAGGCTTTCCCAATACGCGCCGAGCGGGGCCAAGATGCCCTTGTCCCAAATGATTTTGCCATCACGAAAGAAGTTCAGGTCGGCAGCGCACCGTTTCAGGTGGATGGAGTTCATGGTCTTGCTGCGGCCCGTCTTGAAGTAGATGGCCTGCTGTTCTGGCGTGCGGGCGAGTTCCCCGCCTGTCACCATGAAACCTTGGTCGGTGGCGTACTGCACCAGCTTGCAGAAGTCCAGCAGAAACGCTGCTTGTTCGACGTTGAGACTCATTTTGAACTCCTAATTTCAGCCAGCTTCTCTACCGTCCTGCCGCCAAAGTAAGCCAAGAACACAATCTGGCCCCATGTACCCAAGAGACTTACAAAGCTTTCTTGTGGGCTGTATCCAAATGCCGACATCATGGTAAACAAGAAGTAGCCTACAAAAATGGCAATCAAGCTCATGGGACGGATGTTCTTGGACAGCCAAGAGTCCGATGACATATCTGACTTCCACCGGTCTGTGACGTTGTCGGCATCGCTCTGAGCGGCCTTGGCCAGCAGTTCCATCTCAGCCAGTTCCATCTTGGCCTTCTCGATGCCCAACTCAATCAGGCGTTCCTCGTGGTGGAACTGCAACTCGCGCAGCTTCTCAACGTCAGCCGGTGTTGGGTTATCGGGAATCTTCACTCCAAGCGTATTCTCGACAACCTCCTTACCTTTGGCCTGGATGGCACTCGACAGGAGTCCTAGACCGTTTTCTGCAAGAGTACCGAGTAGTGCGCCAAGAATTGGAATCATTAGAAACCTCTGTTAGTGATAACGTGAAATGCAACGCTTACCAATGGGACAACGATAGCTGATGCGCCTGCAATCCACAGTGTGTTCATAATAATCGTCACCTTCATTTCCTTGTCCTTTTGCTTGCGCTCAGAATCTTCTCTTTCAAGAGTATTGCGTTCCTTTATCAGCCTGGCTCGCTCTGCCATCATCTCTTCCCAGACCTGTGCGTTACCGCTATAGAAGAGGATGTCCTTCAGTTCCTTCTCATGCTCTCGCAATGCTTTGGATGCCATTGCAATCTGGAGAGCCTGAGAACTTATCTGTGCATCTGTCTTTCCAATTGACGCAATCCTGGCCTTGCTGCTTGCTAGATGAACCGTGTCTGCCGCTTGATAGAAACTGCTGAATTCTTTGTATAGGCCGTGGATGTCTTTACCAAGGGCGACTGCTT